GTAGAATTTCTTTTTAAACTTGTTCTTGAACTCCATCACCACCGTAGAAAACGGCAGTTCATCACGTGAAAAATCGTTCAATGCCTGGTCTATCAGTACCGTCGAGCCGGTATAGGTGAAATGTTCTTCATCTTCCCAAATTTCTACCGCTTCATCCCCTTCACCCTCCAGCCGGGCGATTTTACGGAAACGGAACGCAAGACACTTCTTGGGGACTTCCTTCATTACCTCCTTCGTCTCTCCGTTCTCATCCGTCTCTTTGACGGACACGACTTCCTTTTCAATCACTGAATCCTCCACCTTGTAGTCTATCATCTGAATCAGGTACTTGTTCTCATCCTGACCGTCCAGACAAACGATGTCCTCGATGGACAATTTCTGCTCCTTGTTCATTCCTTCAAAGGGAGTCCGGAACTTTCTTTTCTTAACCAATTTGCCAAATCTCTCCATACATATTGTTTTATATAAATGTTTTGAATCCGCATGAATACCGAGGCCCAGACGGGATGCAGCTTTCAGCTCGATTTCTCTCCGTGAAAGCCCCTTCTTCCGCAGCTTGTTTACCTGCTTGCACAAGTCCTTCTTGAACCTCTTGCGTAAAAGGGCATGGTCGGGATAGAGTACCTGACCGCACATGTCGATGCCGTCACACAAACGCCGGACATTCCAGCCCTTGTTGACCGAAAGCAACCAGTCCCTCGCCAGATGCATCACGGCCAATTCAGTCATGATGCGTAGGAACACCTTGTCACCATGAAGGATATAGATGTTGTCCATGAACCGGGAATAATGCTTCAATCCCTCACGGCAATACCTCTCGAATTTCTGATTCAGATACACCACACCCTTGGCCAGTTCCCTCGCTTCATTGGCAGTACGACAAGTGACCAGGGAATCCGTCACATAACGGGATTGCCAATACCTGAACTTCTCCACATCATCAAGTATGTCGAAGCACCGGACAGCAAGATAATCGAAACGGGCAAGGAACAACTGCCCGAACAACTGGGCAAGCTTCAAGCCAAGGACGATGCCGGGATTGAAACTTTCAACGACTTCATCCAGGAACCTGAGAAGTTTCCTGTCCTTGATTTTACGGCGGTACTCCTCCTTGAGCAAAGAATGGGCTATATTCTGAAAATAATGGTGGATGTCCAAAGGCACGCAGTAGAAGGTCTCACTCTGGGGATGCGAATAGATGTCCTTCTTCATCAAACCGTAGAAATAGTGAGTACCCTTACCTTTGGTGCCGGCCGGTGATTTCCAATAGAGAGTCTGCCGTAACTTATCCTCGACGGGAATCATCACGGCATGCTGAATCACATGGGCCTTGACAGGAAGTTTGTGGACAGGGCGGACTTTGGGACGATAGACCATCTTTCTCTCATATCCGGATGTCACCCAGGTTTCATCCCGATATGCTTCATAAAGGGCTTTCAGGTTCTCATCCAAATTATCATGGAACTCCTGCACGGCCTTGCGTTTCATCTTCTGGTCAGCATAGTTCCAAAAAGCCTGTTTAAAATTCCGCTCCGTCTCCACTTCCTCGGATACTTTTCCAATCCGTTTCATTCGGTGTACTTCGGTGTAATTTCGGTTGTCTGCTTTTTTACTTTCTTTACCTTCGACTGAAGCCACATTTTGGCTTATCTACCAGCACTTACCTTATTGTGTATGTTTCACCATGGGGTGAGGTCTATCCTTTTATATCTCTCCGGCAAACAGACTTGGCCGGATTCAAAATTGAGGGACGAGCCGTAGTTCACATTGGCATTCGAGACAGCATTGTTCACGTTGAGAGTCGAAAGACCGCATTGACCGCCATTGTTAGCGTTGCCACCACGAAGACAAAGGCGAAAACCAGAAACAGCTCAAAAGGATACCACCCTGCTTTTGAAAGCATGGCGCAAAAGTACGAAAATAATATGTATGGAAAGAAAATCAAAGAACGATTTTTCTGAAATGAATCGACTTATGTCATCGGCGTGCTTCGCACGCGGGGTGCTTTGTGTCCTACGGACACCTGACGGAAACCCGAGGACACCCAGCAAGCCACGCACCCCTTTTAGGCCGCTTCGTAAACCGGAACCACCGACCAATCTTCCTCCGCTTCGCAGAGGGACGAGCCGAAGCTCACATAGGCATTCGAGACAGCAGAGTTCACGTTGAGAGTCGAAAGACCGCATTGACCGCCATCGCTAGCGCGGCCACCACGAAGACAAAGGCGAAAACCAGAAACAGCTCCGGAGGTATTCCAGAAATAACATGTCTCATAAGTCGTTTCAGTTGCACCCGTTTGAGTGCACCATAATTCACAATTTTCCATCGACAACTTCTTGATATAGCCCTCGCCTTGTGTCGGGGAAGTGGAATAGGCTACCATGCCCGAAGCATTACCCACCGTCCAGGTACCATAGATGGAAGGTGCAACCAAATGGGTTATGGATGTCTCGGCATTGACTTGGCCGAACTCGTCATCCATCATTCGCCAGATATAGCCGAACGGATGCTTCAAGCCGAAGAACACGGGAACGGGAGCGGTATAATAAACCGAACCGTCTTCAGCCGGAACTTCCACATTCACCACACCTACACCGTCACCCAATTCGATACCTGCAGAGGTATGAAGGAAAGGACGATAGCCATTGTAATTATTCCAGTTTGTGCCCCCAATTGTTGAAACACCGGCACCCAAACCGCATTGCCACAAACCGTCCGAATCCTTGGTGGCATTGAAAGCCGACTGGTCGTAATGGGTACCCATTATCACGTCAAACAATACCTTCACCGCAAACTGGTGTCTCATGGAACTGCCCATCCAACCCGAACCGTTCTTGCGTGCGGCCGCTCTGAACGATTCAACCGTCATGCTTGTGGCACATCGGCCAAGAAGAGTGCGGTAGGTGCCGTCATAGGAACTTGTATTGTCACCACCCCGATAATCGGCATCATCATTGATGTAGCTCACCAAGGTACCCGTACTTCTCTCCATACTAGCCAATCCCGATGCGGTCATGCTGCCCACCGGAATCACATAATTGTATTGGTTAGGAATAGGGGAAAGAGAAATCTCTTCATATCTGAGTGAACCAATCGTGTAGGTAGCAAAATACCACTTTTTGCCCCAACCCCACTGGTAATGCCCCATGGAGCCATCCAACTTGGCCGTCTCGCCATTGGCGAAGCGGTAATGGTTGGTAGGATCAAGCTTACGGCGACTATGGTCATTCTTGACCAGATAACAACCCAGACCGAGAATGTCCGGAAGGTTACGCAACATTTCAAGGCTACCGAACCAGGTAGCTGCTTTCGGTGTCGCATTGTCTTCATTCCACACTCTACCACATGAAGGATTGTTCGCCATACGGACGGCATCCTTCAAGCCCATATAACCTGAAGCACCCGATTTCTTGTCGAACACCTCAATAATCTTGTCCTGAACCTCATTGGTGGCCAAAGGGAGGTCATCCAGCTGTTGGCCGCCTTCATAGGCTGCAAGCATTGACAGGACTCTTGCTTCTTCATCATTTGTCATAATCCAAATTTTAAACGATTCTTATTCTTGAACCCAAACGCATCACTCCCGAGGATGTCAGGCGGATCAATGGCCGACGGACTGTAACGTCAACCTCTTTCCAAGCCTCCGTATTCTGGGGAGGAATCACATAGAACTTCGTAGTACCCGTACCATTGACGGAAAGGATACCCGAAGGATTGGCCATCACACTCTCACCGCTCACACGTTGGAAGAGTACATTCTGCATCACATAGGTAGGATACAACTGGAAACCGATGCGCTGCACCACCTTGTTCTTGGTGCTGATGCTCTCCGGTACCGATACCTCCAGCTTGACAGGTGCGGCTTGGGATTCCGCTGAAATGCTCTTCAACACGGCATCCATCGCCACAATCTTCTCTTCTGCCGTGGCATTGGTGGAATTGCACCGGCTTGTCGCATCCTGACACTCTGACTTGATCGCACTCAGATTGGTAGCCGACTGGTTCGCTGCCGTAGCCGCTATATTGGCATTGTTGGTAGCAGAATTGGCATTGGTAGCTGCCGCATTGGCCGAAGCTGCCGCATCAAGTGCAGCCTGTTTCTGAGTCGAGATTTCGACAATGGCATCAGTAACCTTCTTTGCAGCTGCATCGGCATCGGAAGCAGCCGTATTAGCTTTCAAAGCAGCATCCTTCGCATCAGAAGCTTCCGCACTGGCACTGCCTGCAGCCGTATTTGCCAGGGAAGCAGCTGCAACCGCATCGTCGGTCGCTTTATCACACTTACCTATGGCAGTCGCCATATCTGTCCGCAGCAGGCCGAAAGTTGTCTCGCGGGATTCTTCCGCTGCTATCCGGTTATTTTCGTTGGATATACGTTCCTGTTCAGAAGCGTACATTTCGGCGATTTTCGCCTTCTCTTCAGTCAGTTCCAGGATAGAATCCGTAACTCTCTTCGTAGCGGCATCAGCGTTTTCCGTAGATTCAACGGCCTTCTCCGTTGCTGCAGTAGCATTGGCAGCAGCAGCTTCAGCTGTCGCTGCCGCATCTTCCGCTGGTTTGGACAAGAGCTGTAGAGGAACCTCCACAACCTCATTGCCCCGAAGTGCCGGAAGCGAGTTGATGCCCGAGAGGGACGTCACAACCGGAATCTCACCTACTCCTTGCGATTCAGCGAGAATATCCGACTTGACAAGGTCAGACAATTGTTCGATATCGTAGTCTGCCATATCAGTTCAGGATTTCTTCGAGGTCAGCCATGAAACGGTCGTTGATGGTACTCTGCACCTCAAAAGGAACATTCGCTGAAGCATCGAAACGGACACTGGAAGCCCCCTGGTTATAGGTACCATAACCTACTCGTTGCTTCTTTTCATTCTCCACATGGCTGAAAGTGGAATTCACCTCTTCAGCCGCCCCGTCAATCGGGCTTTTGACAGAATAGTCAATCACATACTTCTCTTCCCCCACAACCACTTCATTGTAGGACTTGCGCATCTCATAGCTCTCAGTCAAGACCATTGCCATAATCATTCGTTTTTAGTTAATAATTCATTTATCGCTCTCTGAACGGAAGCAAGGAAATTCTCCTTTACAACCTGTTTTAATGGTTCCACGTATTCATCCGGGACTTCAATCTCACCTTCAGAGAAATAAATCTGCCGCGCGAAATCGTCAAACCCGATATCACCGGTAGTCTGGTGGATCTTGTTCCCCAACTGCTTGCGGAGGTCTACCGCTACTTTCTCTCCCTCAAAGGTGTGTTGAATCATCACCTTGCTGAAATCAACCATTCTTTTCTTTTCCATATATTCAAAATTTAATTAATGACAAACGAATCCGTACCAATAGCCCAGTCCATCACTGATAAAGAACATGGCACTACTGCCACTGCTTGTTACACTACTTGCTGCATCTGATTTCTTGCTACTCCATCCGACAATCTTGTCTCCCGATGAAGCAGAGATGGTTACATTGCCACTACTTACACTACACTTGACAAATATGATTTTTCCCGGATATAACTTAGAACTAGGAAGTGTTTTACCTGAACTGACAATGGAAAAATCCGACGTTCCATATAAATATCCGTCATTGATATTTTTTATGGCCATACCTTCAATTGCTGCACCTGACGACAACGATATTTTACCATTTGTAATTTGAACCATCCCTCCGCTTGCTGGAGTATGAAAAAAACCTTTGGAATTCATACCGCAACTGTTCCCCGATGAATCGGTAAGCCATACCGCAGGGACATAGCTACTTGCATTGACCTGTACGACAACGTTATTGTCATTGTCTTTCATCCATATATGACCGCTCTGGATGTCCACTTTATACCCATAACTATCAGAATCAGTCACAATCCTTTTCGCCACCAAGTCATCAACATCAATAAGGGAAGTCTTGATATACCCACCAACCATGATGGTCTCGTCCTCCATTGCATCAAGAACATTGTCATAAACCGCGAGAGACCCCAGACCGCTCACGTCTGAAGCTTTTATACTATTCAGGTAAGCCAGGCTGCCCAAACCGCTCACATCAGAAGCATTGACACCGTCCTGATATGCCAGATCTCCCAGTCCTGTCACTTGGGACCCTCCAATTCTCAAAGCACTCGCATCAATCAGTGAAGTCCTTATATAACCTCCTTGAATGACCGTATCATCGAGCAGTGATTTGCCGATCATGCTCTTGAAAGCCAAGTCCCCAAGCCCTGTTATATAACCCGAACTGGCACTGATGGAATCCCTATATGCCAAACTGCCCAATGAATATTCCAACCAATAGATGGAGTCATCAATGTCATCCTGCGTTGCCTTGCCGTCAATTTCTGAAACGACATCATCATGCAGGGCATTGAAGGTCACTTTGCCCGTCAGGTCAATCTGGTCAGCCGATATCTCAATCTTCGAAACGAGAGAACCCAACTCTGACTCCAATACATAAGCGGAAAGTTGTGCAGTCTTTGCCACTCCCTGACTGTTTACTTGAGTGGAAAACAATGAAGCAAACTCACTGTCTAGAACCAGGCCGCTTGTGCTGATGTTGGTAATATTCCCCCATGCATCCGTTTCGATAGAGTTTGCCACTGCCTCGATGCTATTCGTATTCTGGGTGATACGGGTCTCATGGTTCGAGACAATACCTTCAAGCAAATCATAATCGGTCTGTGAAACCTTCAGCTCTATCTGATTGGCCAACTGAGTGAAAGACGAGCCCATGTCCGCCCTGATACCATTCTCCACATCATCGATGCGTCCGTTCACCTCTGTCCTGATGCTCCCGGCCGTTTGCTCAATCTTTGATTGGTACTCTTCCGTAACGGTACCATAATAGTCGGCAATCTTTGCCGTATAATCCGAAGTGAGACGCTCTGCGGTCAGTTCTACCAGACCTGTATATGCTTCCGTAATGTCCTCCTCCTTATTCTGCACCAGAGCCGTGAATTCCGTCCTCAGCTCCTCTGCCGTAAATAGGAACTCACTCCGATACTCTTCCAGGTTTTCGCCTTGCTGCTTTATATGTTCGGCATTGGCCTGTATCTTCTTGTCCGTCACTTCCAGCTGCATTGACCAACGCTCCTCCATATCGGCCAGCTTGTTATCGGCCAAAGCAAGGTCATATATGTAGATGTCACCGTCAAACGAAAGCAGGAAGTCACCCGTACCGTTCCATTTCCCGGCAATCTCCTTTACTTCAAAAGAAGATGAGGTTTCCAGCACCTCTTCGTGAACGATAGGAGTATAAGACTCAAAATCAGTTCCACCCATCTCGTTCTCGAAACGTACACGCAAGGTTCCACGTTTCAGGACCATATATTTGAAGGAAACAAAAAACATCCGGGGTCTGTACAGTTTGACGCCTGTATTTACCTCGTTCCCGTCAGCATCAGTCCTAATCTGCTCCACGAGGTCAAATTCGGGGTGCATGGCGAAATCATCATTGAGCTGCTTTATATAACTGTTCTTCAGACGGAGAACATTCATCGTATCTTTAGGCACAATCCCGGCAACAGCATTCTTGATAGAATAAAAGTTGCCATTGAAATGGAGCAAACCGCCAGATGTCCGGAAGACCCTGACATCATTGAAGAAATTCCACGACTCCATATTGGATGTGAATGATGCGTTGCTCAGATAGTTGTCCTCCGCGTTTATCTGCTGTTGTACGGAAGCTATGGATGTTCTTATCATCCCCTCCAAAATGGCGAACTGCGTTTGTACATCATTTCCATTGGAGAGGACGAACACACCGGTCAAGAAACAGTTGTCAGCATAAAGTCCATATCCTTTCGGTTGCATATCGGACGGGAACCTGTCATCGGTAATCCCGTCAAGACAACCGACTCTAGTACGGAGACAGCCATCAAAGTTCTTTGTCTTCACTCCATCAAGACAGTCAAACCTGGGCTGCCCGTCCTCGGTGGCGCTGATGAGGATAAGGTTCTGGCGAAGCTTGTTCCGCGTGTTACCCATCAATACCACCTCATCGCCCGGTTCAGGAATGACACCCCCGAAATCGGCAACACGGGTATAGACTTCTTCACCTTCGACACGGACAACCTCCACCCAATAGTACTTTGTTCCAGTACCCGTCCAGACCTGGCATCTCATGAGGTCATATTCACAGAACATGTTCGTGTCCTCGAAAGTGAACTTGTATTCCAGCCCGGCTTGTTCAACTTCCTTAATCTTGCCGTTGGCTGCACTGACGACCACCATACCACCCACAGAACGTATCTTCTGTATAATGAGTTCATAGACCGTCATTACCTTGCGGACCGTCAACCGGTCAATGGTGAAATTCCAGTCTTCAGTTGCAATGGCTTTCCAGATCTGCCATCCTTCACCAAAAAAGCCGTCCACGAAGGTAGACGAACCTATAACCTTGACAATAGCCTTTGCAATGGTAGCCAACTGCTCCACTTCAAGGTTCATCATCTTGGCAAGCTCATATACAGTTATACCTTCTTCAAATGTAATATGTTTGTGAGCGGTATCTTCCTTGTCCTTACGTAGGTAACGTTCATCAAGTTCTTTCGCACCCTCCTTGATTCTCTCATCAACCATCAAGGCCGAATAGAAATCAGCATCACTCACCTCTTCGGGCTTGTCTTCGTCATAGTAACGGATAAAGCGGTTGATGGGCTTGTCCTGAAAACTCAGACTCCCAACTCCCAAACGATAAGGTGTAGCGTCATCCCTATCCTTACGGAGATATTGGGATTCCAAATAATCGCCAGTGACCATAAACTCCAATATCGTATTGAAAGCATCAGTCACCTTTTGCCAATTGCGGTCCAACTTCAGACGCACGTCTCGGCCAGTATCCTGCTTCCCGTTCCATGGAATGATTTGTTCAAAATCCAGGTTCAGGGCAATTTTCTTATTATCCGTATTTTCGGTATTTTCAGCCATAATCAATTCAACTCCAACATTACACCATTGAACTCAAGCAGCAAAGGCTGCCAACAAGTTTTCTCCTCCAAAGTATCCATATCTATGAAGTTCAGTAAGTAATCATTGTAACGGGTACGCTCCTTGCGATTCCCAGCACGAAGTTTTGCATGTTCAACCGATACTATCCCATGACTTTTGTGCCTGTCTATGGAATAGGACATAAAACTGAAGGAAAAGGTCTTACCTTGATCCGTCAGCACCTTCATTTGTCTGATTGCTTCAAATACATTCATAGCACGAAGATAAAAACGGAATCCAATCCAAAAAAGGACAGAATAAGCCCGGCTACTCTCACGAGTAGTCGGGCCTAAAGAATTGAGATTTGGAAAATTTATTTTTTCATCCGAACAAAAAGTAATACCATCAACAGAAGGAAGAAAAAGATTTTATAATCCCTTGCTACCGGCTCCTCCTTATGCTCCGTATCTTCTGAAACCTGTACCTCCGTACTGTCTTCCTTGGATATGAACACGACATTACACCCGGAACTGTCCCGTTCCTTTTCATGGCGATGCCGCATTCTTATATCTTTCTCCAAATATGTGTGCGTCACCTTGCCCGTAGAATCCTTCACTGGACGATAATGCCTTATTTCCAGTGACCAATTCTTCTGATAACGCTCCAATAACCGGCTGAAAGCAAAGCTGTCCAGCTCTTCCTTGTATGCCGACATGGCCATACTGTCCATCTGTACATTCCTTTCTACAGTCCGCTTGCTTTTGCACGACTGCATACTCAGTCCCATCAACATAACTGCTGCAAACATAAGGCAACACCCGAATACCAAATAAATGCTTCTCATAACCATCCAAGAATTAGTTTAGCACGATTCAGAAACTCAATACGCTGCGGCAATCCGTTACGCCCACCGTTCACTTTTCGTGTCACCGTCACTATATCATCGCGGTCGGCCATCGCATTCACATTGCGTACATCCCAATACCAGCCTGCCACCATCACAGCCAGTTCCGGAGTCTCCAACAATTCAGGATAGGTAAGGACATCGATGTCCTCCGTATAGTTCAATACTAACCAATCTTGGAAACGTTGGTAATTCTCACGTCCGGTCAACTGAATAAGTCCCCGACCCTTGAATTTCACCCCATCACCCGGTAATATGTTACCCAACTCCTTGCGTCCTTCGTAAGCTTCGCCTGAAGCCAGTTCACGAACATAGCGCAGCGAACCGCTCTCCACAGCCAGTTGTGCCAGAAAATGACATTGACGAATGGGCGTGTCGATACCGAAACGTTGCATCGTTTCGTTCAGATACGGCAGATAAGTACGAATGTTTTCAGCCGTAGCGTGCGGCATGATCCCTTTAATTTGTTCCGCTGTTATCGGATTGGTTCTTTTGTCCATGGTACTTGTTTATTTTATAATGATAGTCTACACCGAAAAGGCAGCCGGAGAAAGTGCTGATTTCTCCGAAGGCCACCAATACGGAATTATGAATCTCACCGATGGGCGATACCCAGAAGCCCATCATGATGAGTACCAGCCCAGCCAAAGCCAGTATTACGGCGGTAGCCAATTGGATGTTCATTTTTCGTTCTCTAGTCATACACCTGATGTTTTGATGCAAATATCGTTCTATCAAGGCATTCAGAAAAGGACACCTATCGGCTCACGTTCGCCTCCAGCCGGTCGAGCTTTTTTAGCCCGTCACGGATAGTACGCACATCTATCGGAATGCCTTGGTTGGCCATCTTCGAGGTGTTTTCATTGCCCGCCTGCAGCAGCACAATAATACGGTTCAGCAACTGCACCACTTGGATATCACCTACAGAAGTAACGTTCGAAACGGATGCTGCAGTTTGTCCCGAATATCCACCCGAATAGCGACCGGAACGGGTACGGGTACGTTCCAATATCTGGGTCGTATCTATCCATCGGATACTGCCGTCTTTCTGTGCCAAGTCGAACACGTCAAGGAAGCGCTTCACATGAGGATTGGCTACCGCCACATGGTTGGCTACGAACTCATTCTTATGTACAGGAATCACTCCTGCCACATCATCCGAATCACCACGGGACGTATAACCTTCTACATAATCCGATGAATAACCACCGCTTTTCAAGCCTTTGGCTTCGTCACGTTGTTGCTTGGCTACTGCAATCTGCGCCGCACCGGCTACAATGGCAGCTGCAGCGGCAGCAGCACCCAAGGCAGGACCCACCACCGGAATACCTGCCATCGCTTTGTAAGCTTCCATGGCAGTGATGGCAGTGGTAGCAGTCACTTGCAGCACAGCAGCGGCAAACTGTTTGTCGGCATACTTCTTCTTGATGGCATTGATTTCGGCTTCCTTCTGTTCTTCCAGCTTGGTCGTATCCTTGCCGGCAGCCTTGGCAGCTGCTATCTGTTTGTCATATCGGCTTTCCACCTTCTGAATTTCACCATCCATCAAGGCAGAGAACAATTGGCTGAAACTACCCGCCAAGTCGGCCACTACCTGCATGGATGCCTTCTGTACTTCGGCTCTACGCTCAGATTTTTCACGGGTGATTTCAAGCAGCTTGTCTTGGTATTCTTCTTCGGATATGAGGTCTGCATCCCGTTGGGCTTGAAGTATTGCTTCACGTCCTTCAAGTGAATTCTTGAATTTCTCTATCAAGTAGTTATCCTCTTCAACCTCTTCTTCTACTTCAATAGGTTTACGTGCTTCCTCCAGTGCTTTAGCTTGACGATTAGACTCAGCTATCATCTTCTCAAGCAATTCTTTTTGGGTTTCTGATGAATCCTCACCGAATTCATCTTGAAGTTTTTTACGCAAAGCAAGATACTTGATGTCAATTTCATAAAGCATCTGTTGATGTAACGCTTCATTATCTTGGCTAAGAAGTTGTGACTCACGTATCACATTCTCCTCCTCACGTTGTGCACGTTGCAATGCCTCCAGCCGTTTCTTGTACTCATCAGCCTTATCACTATCGCCTGTATTGTTTGATGGATTGCCAGATTCTTCTTCGACATCATCCACTATAACTTTAGTATTAGCCAACTCACGATTCAATGCAGCAATGGCATCATCCAATTCCTTGATTTCTGTCTTAGTCTTATTTACCGCCTTAGCTGCAGCATTATGCAATGTCTGCATCTGCTTAACACCTTGATTCAATCCGGTTGACAACATACGTGTACCAGGAGTCGATAATCGCCTGCTTTGATTATGAGCAGAAAATTCAGCATTTGAAAGACTCCGTGAAGTTTCCTTCTCGGTCTCAAGCTCTCCTGCCAAACGTTTTTCTGCGGAACGTTTTCTGCGAATCAACTCCTTCAGTTCTTCTTCGGCAGCTTCCGTTCTGATTTTCCTTTCCAGTGAAGACAAGTATTCATCAATGGCTCTTTTATTGTCATTGATAAGCT